AATGAGCCTCCCTTTCCCATTTGCCTTTGTTACTATCTTGAACCCTGCACGGCGTGAAACTCCACCATAGCGAAGCACAACTGCATTTTGGAGCACTGCCGCACCAACATCATATTTCTGTAAGTCCGTCCTTCCATAAAGGGCAGGGGTTAGTTCCCCTGCCGCAAAGGAAGGCTTTAACTGATACTGTCCCATGTTAAAACCTCGCTCTTATGAATGTTGATAGTGTTGGTGTATGTACGTTCTGTTCGTTCTCTGTGTCCGCTATTGCATGATGAACCATGCGCTCATATTCGCTTAAAGCCATCTGTGCCAACTGTGCATTCCCCGTCAGCTTAAACGCTATTGATGAAGCTAGTTTCCATGACAGCGCTTCACAAAAAATCTCGTCCATCTGTGTTACATTCTTTACATCTGCTGTATATTCTGCTACTACTTTCGGATAGTTCGTATATAATACGAGTCCGCTTTCGTCGCCGAATATCTTATACTCTACAAAGTCCGGGAAAGGGAATAACATTCCGTCTTCTCCCAATATGTACAGCTTCCTCAAATATACACAATCAGCAGGATATTTGAAGGCATACTTATAATCCTGCGGCGTTATCGTCATACGTGCAAGCTCTACTCGTGACGTTGCCCAAGACCAAGGAAACCGTCGAAGAACAACACGACGGTCATGCTCATAAAACTGTAAGCATTTTCGTGCAGTCTCCGACGGTTCATCAAGAGTCTCGATAGAAGCCGCACCTATGCGTGATAACGCCATATTGCAAATCTCTATCTTATCCATTTTTTGTTTTGCCTTTCGCCCTTATAACTCGTTTCCTCGTTTCGGTATTTCGTTCTTCTTTTACCTCAGGTTTCCCAAGAGGTTCAAAATGGTCAGGGATTTTGACGGCAGAATCAAACTCTACCGTCTCTCCCTTTCTGTAGTAACGATTACCGAAATAGCAGGTATCCTTTACTACATATTCCATTACATTTCCACCCGAATCCCATTCACCATTGAAGCTGTTACCTTACCACCCACCGGCGTTGTTCCTGCACCTACAAGTCTGATATACCGATTGCCTACCTTAATTGGGCAGAAGAATTGTGCAAGTGTCTGTGCCTTTGCGGATTGGTCAATGGAAGTTGCCACAAAAATCTCTACTTCATCTACTGGCGTTGTGAACGCTTCATCTGCGGAAGATTGTACCTTGAATGAGTCCATTGTTCCACTGGTCATTGGCGTGGTAAGTTTTACGTCAATATACAGAGGGTGCATGAATGCACCTGCTGAGCCAAGGTCAATCACATCAGAAGTAAGAGAAGCGGCTACCTCTGTATCCTCAAAAAACAAGTTCTGTGCGTCGATATACATGCTATCATCCTCTCCTTTATACAAGCTGGCTTTCTGTGTTAAGAATTGCGTCACAACGAAGAACAGGCACACCCCAAAAATGAGTTATCTTCTTTCCGCCAAACTCGTCAATTGTCAAACGTACATTTGATTTCTTTGAGGAGATAATATCAAGGTATGTCTGTACAGAACGATTTGCAAAGATAGCAAGCTTAACCTTGTCAGGGTTATCAATCTGATTATAAGCCTTAATCATGTTCTCAATGAAAGCGTCAGCGTCATCTGTGGTCAGTTTCGTTGTATCAATGTTTGCGACACGTACTACATAACGGGGGTCTCTCACTGCAAGTCCCATATCCCAGTTATACTGAGACTCATATCCGTAAAACTCTCCGCCGTTGCCGTCGTACATCTTTACACGCCCATTGTCACGATACTTAAATCCTGCACTCGTTCCTTTCGGGAAGATACCATATACCGTATCCATGCCCATACCGACAAGCCAAAGAGAAGTAAGGTTGTTGCCTGTACCACCTGCGTCAATAATCTGGTCTGACCAAATCTTATCCTGTGACTTAGAGTAGTAATATGCTGAAAGCCCTGTGAATTTTGCAGGTGTCTGTTTCTCGTCACCGTAGAAGAAGGTTGTTGCCATTTCTTGGTTCATTGCTTCCTGCGCTGCAATGTTCTCCGAAAGCCTCCAGTTATTGTCATTGCCGTTAATCTGCAAGAGCTTCTCGTCAACTTTCGCAAGGTGCTCCATACCACCACAAGTAAACGATACCTGTTTGGATTTGCTCTTAGAAGGTTTTACCCCTCGGTTGATAAGCCTCCACGCAACCTCGGGGAGTTCTGCCCTCATAAGTGCGATTTCCTGCGCTCCGTCATTACATTCCTTGAACGGGAGTACATCAAGAATCTTGTTCGTCTGTGTTTGGAGTTCTATGATTTTCTCGTTGACAAATTCACCTTTCGCTCCAAAACGTGCCGCCCAATCATGAAGCGTCACATAGTTACTTCCTACTGTTGCCATTAACATCATTCCTTCCGTTTAGTATTTACTATTTGAAAACAGCAAATCTGCCGCATTTCGGGCTGTTGGGGCAGGTTTACTGTCAGGTGCGTTATCTTCAACAAGATAGCTTCCTATGAGTTGTAAGAACCTCTGCACGTTCGGTGAGTATGCTACTCCGCTTTCTATGAGTTCCTGCATTACTTTCCCTGTTTCATCAAAGGAATCTACAGCAAGCTTAGCCGCGCTCATCTTTTCTTTCGTTGTGAGTCCTGCCTTCTGACATTCCTCTACCCATGCGTTCTTCTGTTTCTCTGCTGAACGCATAGCCTCCATCATGATATCACTATGGAGTTTAACAAGTCCATCTGCCTGTTCCTGTGTAAGCTTCATCCCTTTGGCAAGCTCCGTGAACCGTGTCTCTATTTCAGGTGACATGGTTAATCCTTCAGGAAGCGTGAATGAATACTTTTCAGGCACTACGGGGGCTTCTTCTGTAGTTTCCTCACTAGTTGTTTCACTTTGTGGAAAGTCAAAAGGATTTGTGTTTTCCTTGCTTTCTTCCTTTGTTTCTGTTGCGTTTTCACTGCTTTCCGGCACATCAGCAGTTGTTCCGACATCAATAACGGAATCATCATTCATTCTCGTTTTCCTCCATTCGCTTTTTATGCTCTCTTAACATTTGGTATTCAAGGGCAAGTCCGTCTGATATTGAAAGGTCTCTCACCAAGTTCAGTATATCTTCACCGACTGCCCTCCTACCCAAAGAGTAGAAGTCATGGGCATAGTTACCTGTTCCGCCTAACGCTCCTGCTCCACATAGGTCTAATACTTCCGCAACAAATTGTCTGCCTTTCTCGGTTGACATTTGCCAGTTAAGTATTTCCTCTGTCATATTATACACCACCCATTAAAGAACCGATAGAACGTTCATCAGGCTCTATCTCTGACATGAGCCTTGCCGCCTCAACGCCCTTTTTAAGTGGCTCTGCCATCTGTGCCACCTGCTCCATCTGTGCCTGCTGTTCCATCTGTGTCTGTCTGCCTTTGCGTATCTTCTCAACTTCCTCTTTGTCTCTGAGGACGCTTTCGGGTGTACCTGTATACATCGCATGTTTTCTAACAGTTGCGTCAAGGTCAATGTTATCAAGGATGTCAGGGTTAGTTCCTGCAAGGTTGCCAACAAGTGCCAATGTTCTCTCCATAGCAGGGGCAGCGACTGCCTTTTGTGCCTGCGCTAAAAGTGATACAAACTCAACATTTATTGCACCTTCAAGTCCCTGTAGTTCCTGTGGGGCAGGTGGAAAGAGTTCTTTCCTTGCGCATATCTCAAACACACGTTTTGTCAGAGGTGCTAATACCTCTGTATGCATTTGCTCTAAGACTGGTGACAACATCAAGAGCTTTTCCTCATGCCTCTCCGCTACTTCCCTAGCAGTCATTTGTGGCATATCACCATTTGCAAGCATTACAAAGAGGTCATTGTAGAACGCCGCACTTATCTGCTGTTGCTTAAATTGTATGACCTGCATTACATCTTCCCTGCTGCCTGTAGCCTCATACAGAGGTCTTATACCACTTGCTATAGTCGGGTCCGCTATGAGTGTCTGCGAGTTAGGCAGTCTCTTAATCTTTCCTACGGAAGAAGGTACTATCATTGGCGGATATGCTCTCGTCTCTAAGAGTTGCATATTAACCGCCTCCAGTTTCTGTAACTGCATACAGTTTCCTAATGCGTTATGTCCGCACCCTGTCCCATACGTTGTATTTGCTATCGTAGTCCATCTAGGCATTAGGAAGGGACATTCATGATAACCGCTAATCCTAAGAAACTTTCCCTGTGAATTATCTTCAAAGTAATAAGCTCTCCATGGGAAGTTACCTACCCCGAACATATCAGGGTTATATTCGGGATTTTTCTCTATGAGCATATTAACATCAAAGCCTGTTTTCATATCGTCTTTTTTGTATGTCTCTAGTACAGAATCAGATACGCTTTCTTTCCCAAATTCCTGTACTATCTGAAATGCTTTCATGTTAACTTTTCGGGCAAACTTAATAACCCTGCCACGTCCGTCAACATCACCTGCATACTCTCCGCAAGTGTATGGTCTTGCCCATATGACGTTATCAAAGTCCTCTAAGAGTAAGGCACTTGCTGTTCCAAACTGTGCAAGCTCCGCCTCTATCTGTAGAAGCATATTGTATATGTTAGACTTTGCATATATATCCATCATAATATCTTTGCAATCGTCCAACCACATTTTGACTGTATGATAGCCTGCTAATTCCCTGTCAGCTAATCCCAACTCAAACCAAGGGCGGCTAGGAGAAGTTAAACCACTATGAAGCCCTGCCGCACATTTACTATGCGCTTCCATTGGAAACGGGTCCAGCAGATACATATCACGCCTTTTCCCTTCTGTGGTTCTGTTATCTGTCTGAAACCGTCCTCTTGTTGGGTTGATGTACTGAGAAAGTTTTTTCCACGTATCTTCATACTGTGTGCGCTCCTCGTACATCTGATTAACTATATTTTTTTTCTTTTTTAGTAAATCGTTGTCCTGTATTACCTTCTCAAACATATCACTCACCCAACAGCTTTTTAGCCATTGAAGCCGCTCCACTCATGAGCGAGTTTCCCTGCATGTTCGTAGACGCCCTGTCCATTACTCTCCGCTTTACTTTTTTTCTGCTCTCCTTGGTTGCTTCATCCACTCCAGTTGTGGCTACAGAAGCAGGGGCACTTGATACAGGGGCTTTTACCTCTGGTGCTTCACTGCCACCACCACCAAAAACACCACCGAATAACTGCAAATCAAATTTGAACATGGTTATCACTCTCCTTAATATTCTTTCCAAGCGTTGTATGGTTCTTCTTCTTCATAGTCCATTGCCTTAGTCCCTTCTGCTGCTACGGGCATGGCAAATGTTAACACTAATGAGTCAGCATAATCAGGAGACTTTCCGATACGCTCCTTTAGTTTTTCTTTTGGCTCAAGCTGTATTTTGCCAGTCGGTGTGAAATGATACTCTACCGTTGATAGCTCTGCTTTAAGCCCTAAATCCTCTGGGATTGCTCCGCCAAGATTAAGCCACTCCTTGCATTTAAAATACATCTCTGCCCTACGATTAGCATATCTCTTTGAGTCCATTGCCTGCCTTGCAAAGTTGACCTCTGTTACATGATAATTTAGTTGCCTTAATCGGTCAACTACGCCAGCGCCCATTGCACCCACGTCAATAAACACCGCCACTGGATTATATTGCCTCATAGCCTCTATAACTCTATCCGCTACCGCCATTGTATCCAGTCCCCTATATATCCGCTGTGGTTCACAATACAAGCCACGCCGTGCAGTTATCACTGTTGCGTCATCGCCAAATCTTGCAACATCAACACCCAGTATATAACGACTGCCTGCAACGTCCCCGTCCGTTAACTTTCGACTGCAACTTGTTTCGACCTCGTCAATCGTGATAACAACGTCAGAAGCTGACGCCGTAAAATCACAGTACAACTCTTGTCTGATTGCCATCGCTGTCATGTCTTTACGCATGTCCGCCAGCTCTGCATCAGATATAACGCCCGAATCCTCAACAGTCGACAAGAACGAAAACCACTTGTCATTATCGCAAGCCTTTTTGTACATCTCGTAAAACTGGTTTTGTCCGCGGGGCGTACCGATAAATACCGCCTTGCCTCTACGGTCCGCAAGTGCAGGTCTCAGTACCTCGCTCCACAAATCCTTTTTGATTTGTGCATACTCGTCAAGTATCGCATAGTCCCAGTATGCTCCTCGCAGGCTATCCGGATTGTCAGCCCCTACGACGTGTAACCGTGCTCCGTGCCAACCGGCATGTTGCGACGGCAGTTCAATTGTCAACTCTGCTTCATTTACTTTTGCCGCTGGTATCACACTTGTGTAATGCTTGAGATACTCCCAAGCGATAAGCTTAGCTTGATTACGATACGGCGCAAGATAACATAGCCTCGGGGCTGTCTTTTTGTTTGTGACAGCTTCCTTAATCAGCTGATTTATGCACCCGACAGTCTTCCCGAACCGGCGATGACACACAAGTACGCTAAATCTGTGCGAGTCAAGCGCCGGATGAATCACGTCACGCCATAACGGGCGTGGCGTGTACGGTATCACAATATTAACCAACAACAACACCTTCCAATCAAAAGCGAACACCTGTACCATATTTCGACCGTCACAATTGCCCTACATTGCACGAGCGGACGCCAACGCATATAAATATATATGCACCGCCACAAAAGTCGCTCATACGCTAAATACGGCTGTCTGACAACATTCAGAACATATAGCCTATTTTTATATCCTACAGTGTCCGCCACGGGTGGATACTCAAAGTATAACCCCCGAAAAAATTTTGCCTTTGTCCGCACTCGGTGGACTACTGCTCCCAGCTCACACTTATAGCTCCGCCATCTCTCCCGGTTATCTCTGTCCTCTCGACATAGTCACCGGCGAGGCGGTTTAGCAAGTCAAGAGCTTTTATTTTGTCTCTGTTGCTACTCTTGCAACTAGTTGCTATATCTGTCAGTAGTCTCTGTCGCTCAGCTATGTCAATCAGCAACGGCGCAATATATGTCTTGCGTAACTCGTTTATGCGTCGTTGTATATGCTCTTGCGACATGAGCGACGCAACACCGCCCTTGCACTTGCACCCGGCCTCTTTGTATGCTTCATGCGCTGACATCCGAAGCGAACATATGTACTGACAAAAGTCTTCTTCATCCGGCGTTAAGAAGCGATGCCGCGTTTGCTTCCGGACCACTTTTTTCATTGAATTTACAGCCAATTTCTTCATTTTTTCTCACCTCACTCACAAATCGTTGATATATCAAGCATAGCACGACTTTCCGAAAATTTCAAAAGTTAGGACTCACGGACTATATACTATCATGCCAACATGATATATAATATAATTAACAAAAGGGGATAAACAAAAATCCCCGAAAAAAGAAAAAAATGCCTTGACAATATCATCATAATCAAGGTAAGACAAAAGAATAGTGAGTGCCTGACGTGACGACGCGTCAGACTTGACGACAAGCGAACGGGCGGAAACGTCCTCAAGCTACGCATTAAAGCTTAAATGCCGCGTACCTTTGCACGACTCTAATAAATAAAATTATGGGGCTAATCTTAGTCCCAAATCCATCGGGTGGCAAATTAAGGGGGGGTAAAAAATGTATATAAATTGTTTCACACCGCACAATAAGCGGTGGAACATGGGAACAGAAGAAGGAAGTTTTGATTGTACGCTCTTTGTTAACGGGCGTACTTACGAAGTGGAGGGATGTTATTCCCTCTACGAAGAGGGTTGGGCTTCCGTATCCGCCAGCTTGAACGTTGGCGGCAAGTGGGTGCGGGCTACCAACAACAGGGCGGTCATTGATTGTTTGACCGCATATATAGAGTGACCTAAGGAGGGGACGGAAATGAAGATAAAGGCTGTTACAGGTCGTACCGTAGAGTTTACGGGGGACCATTGGCTCTGGTATGAGCACGCTAGTCGGGAAGGAGAAGTTAATTTTGCGGACTTCTCATTTCTGACTCGTGCAATGGAATATGAGTTCGACGAAGATAGTTTTTTCGTCGAACAATGGGGCGCGGACTGCGTCCGGATAGGGGACAAAAATGAATATTTTTGGTTCCCGTGCTATTCGGAGCAGCCGGGGTACTGCCCTGCTGACGTAGAAATTATCTACGACGGTGATTTAGCATGCGTCGTAGAGGGTGAAGTCAGGAGGTGCCGATAAAATGCTTTTAGAAGTAGCGGAGAGTAACCCTATGTTTAATTGGGTGCTTTCCGATGTAATTAAGGGCGTTGGCGTCAACGCTGACGCCATAAAGTACCACTTAGCGGTGGTAACATCATTCGGGTGTTCACTGAGTGCGCCCGACTCTACGGAATTTTTCAACACTTTCCGTAGGGAAATTAACGCCATTATATACGAATTGGCGTGCGAAATGGGAGAGGAAACAACCGATTTTGTAGCTTCTCTTAAAGACTGGGACGGCGCTGACTTTCTTTGTGAGGGGCAACGTAATAAAAGCATTCTCGCTAAGTTGGCGTACGAATACGCGTGCCAAGAATTTCTGAATGCTTTGAGATAAGGGGGGTTTTTAAAATGGCAGTTAAAAAGATTACTTGGAGCAGTGAAGGAATTCGCAATATGTGTATAGCACACTCATATTACACAAGGGGAACAAACGACCAGTATGAGAAAATGCTGGAATTTGTTCGCACGCATTGCCCGATGAAGGCAAATGTGTATAAAGTAGCGAAAGAAGTCATCCGTTCAGAGGAGGCAAGGGGGGGTAATGAAAATGACTAATTTTTATAAAATCCGTAGCCTTGTCAGAACCAAGGCTACGGAATTAGCAACAATAAATAACAGTTTTTATAAAAAAGGGGATGAAAAAATTATTTATGAAATACTTTCCATGTCGTTCATTAGCGGCGGTTTGCCTTATATGCAACGTATAGCCACTAGGGTTTTTTACGTTGGCAAAAATTATGAAGATGCCAACGTAAAATTAGAGAAGTTAAAAGAAGAATTGGCATTAGGGAGGTGAAGTATGATGTTTTACAGTGGGAAAGAGCTTGTAATAAGTCTTGATGACTTGAAACGGCGTGCAACAATGCCCGTTTTGAGGGCATGGAAGAATATATTTATATAGAAGGGGGGGGCAAAACCGACAATAAAACAGTACTCAAATTATGCCGAGTGTAATCCCATAGATTATACTCGTGGAGCAAAAGAGGTGAGGGAATGAGGGCATTATCATTACACCCTATTTACGCAGATGAAGTCTGTTCGGGTGACAAGAAAATCGAACACCGAACATGGCGAACAGAATACCGAGGAAACTTGTTAATTTGTGCAAGTCTCCACAACGACGGGGCATCGTTTGTAAGAGGGCATGCTGTTTGTATCGTAAATCTATACGATACAAAAAAATAGATACCAAACACTATTATTGGTATCTTGATAATTTGCGCCTTATATACCCGTTTCGGGTAAAAGGAAAACTACATCTTTTTGATGTGCCTGACGGTCAAATAAAACCGTTTAAAGGTGATTATATCGACTGGCTATATTATTGTTCAGCCTCAGGGCTGATACAGTTGTAATAAAAAAGGGGAGTGTTTAGTATGTCAGAATTTGCAATGTATAAAGGGAAAGAAATAAAAATCGGAACATGCGAGTGTATGTATTATTTGAGATGGGAGCAACGTCACATGGTGCGCCCGATTCGAGGCAATGTTAATCCCGTGACAGAGGTCGAGGAATTATGGTTTCGCGCCCCGAGATACAGCGAAAACGATATAGCACCAGGGGCATACCCCTTTGAAGGTTGGTGTGGTGTTCAGCCAATACGGTTTTACATTGATGATAATAAACTAAAAAAAGAAGTCGGCGAAATTGCACAAAAAACTAAAGGAATTAAGCAATTAATCGACAGAGACATGGGAATAGTTGTAGGTGTGCCGTGCGCGCACGGGTATATCATTGACGATTTACCAAAAGAAATGCACTATAACGGCTTCAATTCCAACGTGCTGGGCGTAGCAGGTGTCGGGGTGCGTAAGGGGCATGCGTGCGCTTTAATCGGGTGTCTTGCGTGCGGAGATACTTTTTTAAGAATGTCGTTTGAAGAATTAGTGCGCTACTGTAAACCGTTTGATGATAAGGACTGGCGATTAGTGTTAGAGACTATGATGCGAATTGAAGCTGATATACTGCTGGAGCAGGAGAAGAAAATTCGCAAGCAATTAAAATTGAGCATATATAAAAAATAAGAGGTTAAAAAACAACGTTATGGAACGCTGATATATACACGTTCAGGGGCGTGGCGTTGGTGACGGGATATCGTCCGTTTGGGAAGCAAGCCCCTCATGAGCTTGTAAAAAAATATGAACAGGAGGCAAGGGGAATACATGAATTAAACCTTAGCACAGTGGAAGAAAAAGACAAGTTGACTGTGCTTGTTGATAGGTTTTTGTCCGAGTTATCCGAGTTAGAGGAGGAATAAAAAATGGAATTGACACTGAAAGATTATTTAGAGCTTCTGACGGTGACACGTCGGAACATGGAGGCTTCTGCTTCTGTGGTTGAGGCACTCGCTCCACATTATAGCGCATATTTGATGGAGCGTTATGCTACGGCGGCTATACTTTATGAAAAAGTATACAGAATGGTTTTGAGGGGGGGGGGAAGTATGAAAGCCACAGTAAAAAAAGGCGTGGTTAATATACTGAAGCGCCATAAGGTTAAGTACTTATGTATAAACATCAAGACAGGGAAGGTTTATATCCCTTCCCTACCTGCCGATAGTCATGAGTGGCTCCTGTACTACAGAGGTTTGCCACTTGGTTATTATAAGACCTCTGAGAAGTTAATACACACCGTAGCTAATGAGGTTCTAGGCATGTTTGACCTTAAGCCGGTACCATTTTAAGGAGGTGGGAGCATGACAATTAAAGAACAATTTAACACAGCGTTGGCGTTAAGGAATGAGATAAACCGCCTGAGAAAGGTACTTATCTTATATCTTGAGATTGGCTACACAGGGAGCGATGCAATGGAGACCTATGCAAGATACTGCAATGTCGTACAGGCTTACGAAAGTGAAAGGAGAGAGATGTATGTATAATCGAACACGGCCCGCCATGTTGGCGCGAGCTAGATATAAAAAGAAGGCTTATGATACTGTTACCTTCTACCCGCCAAAGGGGTGGCAGGACATTGTAAAGGGCTACGCTTACAGCCACAACATGAGCTTAGCCTCCCTTCTGAGGGGGGCTGTCGAAAAATTTATGCAGGAAAATCCGTAAAATGGTTGACAAATGTTCAAAGCACATTTATAATAAGAGGTGTAAAGGACATGGATAAAAGTGAAATGCAGGCTAGACTGTATACAAGACTGTACAGACTAGCATGGGAGGAGGGATATAATTCACAGTTTGCCGGATACAAGACAAACATGAAGTTATCCTTCCTGATAGAGGTGCTAATCCTCTTGAGGTTATGGGAAGGGAAGGGAGAAGATATTTATAGAGAGGCTTATGAAAAAGGTAAACAGGGGATT